ATGCAACCGTTTGTTTTATATAACTCTGAGCAACGAAAAAAAGTTGAATTTGTACCTCGCAAAGAAGGTCACATCGATATGTATGTCTGCGGTATGACCGTTTACGACTACTGTCATATCGGGCATGCTCGAGTTATGGTTGCATTTGACTACATTATCCGTTTTTTGCGTAGTCAAGGCTGGAAAGTCCGCTACATTCGCAACATTACCGATATTGACGACAAAATCATCAAACGTGCGAATGAGAATGATGAAACAATCCAACAGCTCACCACGCGTTTCATCGACGCCATGAATGAAGATGCAGCGAACTTAGGCTGTTTAGCACCAGATGAAGCACCTAAAGCGACTGAATATATTGACCAGATGCAAAATATGATTGGTAATCTGGTGAATAAAGGCGCTGCTTACCCTGCTTCAAACGGTGATGTATATTTTGAAGTCACCAAATTTGAAAAATATGGTCGCCTCTCTGGCCGTAAGCTTGATGATATGCAAGCAGGCGCAAGTGAGCGTGTTGATGTAGAAGTTGAAAAGAAACATCCTTTTGACTTTGTGCTTTGGAAACATGCAAAAGAAAATGAACCATCTTGGGCATCCCCTTGGGGTAATGGCCGTCCGGGTTGGCACATTGAATGTTCTGCAATGTCGACTTGCTGCCTAGGCAATCACTTTGACATTCATGGTGGCGGTTCAGATTTAATGTTCCCGCACCATGAAAATGAAATTGCGCAAAGTGAAGCTTCGACTGGTGAGCAATATGTAAACTACTGGATGCATGTTGGATTTATTAACGTTGATGGTGAAAAGATGTCTAAGTCTTTAGGCAACTTCTTTACGATTCGTGACGTAATGGAGAAATTCCACCCTGAAGTGATCCGCTACTTTATTGTGTCTTCACACTATCGTAGCCCTGTGAACTTCTCTGATGTAGCACTTAAAGAGGCAAAAACTTCTTTAACTCGTTTCTATCATTCATTTAAAGCTTATCAACAAGTGTACGGTCAAACGACAACTGAAGCGCTTGATCAAAGCTTTATTGAACGCTTTAACAATGCAATGTGTGACGATTTCAATACTGCCGAAGCAATGGCTGTATTGTTTGAACTGAACAAAGAGTTAAACCGTGCTGTAAAAGAAGAGCAAGCTGACCAAGCGACTGTGCTTTATTCGACATTACGTCACCTCACCAACATTTTAGGTTTGGTACAACACAATGTAGACGATTTCTTAAAATCAGATATTGGACAAGATGCACTTGCTTTGTCTGATGCTGAAATTGAAAATTTCATTCAACAACGTGTTGATGCGAAAAAAGCAAAAGACTTTGCGAAAGCAGATAGTATTCGTCAGTCTTTACTTGAGCAAGGCGTAGTTCTTGAAGATACACGTCAAGGTACAGTTTGGCGTCGTGCTGATTAAACGTTCAATTAGATCACAAGAGTGTTGACACTTTAATGAAACACTCTATAATGTGCTCACATTGCGGGAATAGCTCAGTTGGTAGAGCATAACCTTGCCAAGGTTGGGGTCGCGAGTTCGAGTCTCGTTTCCCGCTCCAAAATTTGTTGTTAAAAATCAATAAGCTGAAAGATTCTAGTAATTTTTCGGCTTGTTTTTTATTGTCGATAGGTCAGCTATGACTATTCAAAATAGTCATATTTCACATTAAAAAACGCTTTATATTTCCGTGCCGCCGCCAGAAAAGTGGATGTCATTTGTACATCTTCAATTTTTGTCGGCAGTGCGCCACCATGAAATTTGGAGTGTTAAAAATGCAGAAACCGACCCGTCGCGGCAACGCTTGGCGTATTGAAGTTCGATTCAAAGGTAAACGTTACGCAGCAACACGTGACACAGCTAGTGAATGTGAACAGTGGGCCGCAACTAAACTATTAGAATTACAATCTGAACAGCCTGTTTCAGAACCCGAAAAAATCCATATCTCTTTTCAAGCCCTCTTTGATATGTACTATCAGGAAGAAGGCCGCAAAATGAAAAGTGCTCGTTTAATTGTGCAAATGCTCAAATGCTTAAAGAAAAATTGGGGCGAACTTGCAAATGAATCTATACACAATTTGACCCCTGCACTTGTTAAGCAATGGCGAGATAAAAGATTGAAGCAAGTTAAAGGAGCAACAGTCATCAGAGAAATGGCTATGTACAGTTCAGTTTTTGACTTTGCACGAAAAGAATTATTTTTAACTAAAGAAAACCCATTTAAAGAAATTACTAAACCTTCAGCACCGCCGCCAAGACATCAACGCATTACTCAAGAGCATATTAATACTGTTTTAAAAGGCTTGGATTATGAGTGGGGCAAAGTACCAACACAACCTAGGCACTATTTAGGATGGTCATTTTTATTTGCAATTGAAACCGCCATGCGTAAAGGCGAAATTCTAAGTGTTAAAAAGCAACATATATTTGACGACTTTATCCGGTTGTTTGATACAAAGAATGGCTCAAATCGTGATGTACCTTTAACAGCTAAAGCCAAAGAACTACTTGCATTATTACCTGAAAATGAAGGTGATGATCGAATGGTACCGCATAGCCCTAATTCATTCCGTTTAATCTGGCAACGCAATTTACGCCGTGTTGGTTTAGATGGGGTTATCACCTTCCACGATTCAAGACATGAAGCTATTACAAGATTTGTCCATGAGTATCGTTTACCCGTGGAAATTCTAGCAAAAATCACAGGTCACAAAACTATTAGTGTACTGGTTAATACCTATTACAATCCGACCGCATCCGAAATAGCCAAAATGCTAAACGCTGCATAATAAGAAGCCCCTAAATAGGGGCTTTATTTTAGATGTCTTGTTTCTTGGTAAACTGCCACCAAGTTTTGTTGTAATAAACTTGGTTCTGCAAAAAGTTAATTTTTAATTCATTGCCGTTATAATCATAAAACTTGGTTACTTCACCGTTTTTATTTATATCAGCAAGCAGGTTGCATGTATGCTCAGCCTTACCTGCCTCCATAACCATAATCATCACTTGCGTCATTTTTAGAACTCAAATTGCTTTTACACATAATGATACTTGAATATTGTTGTTGATTGAATGCGCCGTGCACCCTGAAAACAGAATGCACAGTAGAGTAATAAAAGTTGCTAGCTTGGTTCTCTTACACAAAATCACTTTATGCGATCCGGTTACTAATCCATCCATAAAAGAATTGCTCTTGCGTGGGGTTGCGTTCACATATTTCGATATAGCGCTGACCTTGCATAATATTCAGTACTTTGAGCATCACCTTCTCACCGTCTTTACCACGTTTGGCAAGAAAGATTTTTAAAGCCCCTAACGTAGCTGAACCATAGATACCATCAACGGCTAGATCGGGCCAACCGCCTTTACCTTGGTTATTCAATAGATTCAATGCTCGTTGTAATAAAGGCTTTGCAAAAGCTACACCGCAGTTAACACCAGTATCAAGCAACTCTTCAGCGATCAAAGGCGATAAGGTATTAACCTGATCAAAACGTGGATTAATCCAATATTGTTGTTTATAAATCTGCTTTGCTAAATCTAAAGGCAGATCACGCATTGGGCCTTTCCAACCGTTTACCCGTGCAACTGCTTCAGTTATCCCATAATTAGTTGCGCCGCCACGGTCGTTAGGGTTGTTTACATACCCCCCTTCACGCTTGATAAGGTCATCAATATATTTATCTACTGACATTTGCACTCTCCTACTTGAATATGGCTTTGAACGCTTCTTTAATTTCAAAGATCAATTCACTAATTGTTTTACCTTTTAGTAATTGGATTGCCTGATACCAAATGCCGATAAGCAACATTCCGAATACCGCGAATATCAACATTACAAATCCTTGGGTCATGTGCGAGAAATGGCCCCAATCTTGATATTCAATAAATGCTGAACCGCCGTACAAGCTGATAGAAACACTAATTGCGAATTTGATGATTACGCCAATGTTGATTTTTATTTTGCCTTCAACATCGATATCGCCGCTTAACATGAGTGCAAAAATGCCGCCCATGATAGCCGCCCAAATTTTGATAAACCAAGGCAATGATTTAATAGTTAAAGGGTCGTTCATTTTTGCCACCAATCTAATGTTTTCATCATTTTATTGATTGGTTTAATTTCTGTATCGAAATCTGTTGACAGTAAAAAGCCCCGAACAAATCGGGGCCTTTTTTTATATTGAAGATTTATGAAAAAGAAATTTGACCTGAAAGCGATCCGCCACTATTTAATGAGTAAATCGTCATAATACTATTCGAAGAGATCTTAACAGTATCACCATAGATGGTTCCTGTTAGTGGCGCATAGCCAGATAACTTTAACTGGTATTTGGTGCCCACTCTCTGAAGTGTAAGTACTGGGTTTGTAAAATGCTTAAACAGTGAAATATTATTAACATTATCAATTAGACCACCATCCATTTGAACAAATCCAGTTAGAGTGGCACCAACATAAACACTATTAACTGCGCCCACACTAATACCTTCAGCACCTTGTGCTAACAAACTTACTTTTGCGAGTGCAGAACCTAGGACAATATTATTTGAAGTTTTCATTTGCATAAAAATATTCAAATCAGCACTACATGCTCTATTTGCTTGAGCAGTTATCGCTTCTAGCATAGAGGTTTCTAACTCACAAATTACATGAACCCCGCCTGTTAAAGATGTTGAACTTACAAAATCTTTTCTTGAAAGATCAAAGGTTACTCGAGCTTCTGTATGTAGTTTTGGGGCACCATGCCTACGCGCACTGCCACCACTAAAAGTATTACCAAACTGGGTAAGAACTCGGCCTTCTGGCCACATGCGATAGCCATTTGTCCAGTTACCTATAAATACCGGTGGGGTCAAATTATCAAGTCCAGTGCCTGAAAGTGCTGAAGAAAATTTAACATCACAGTATTCTGGATCGGTTTTATATATTGTTGCAGCACCGAATTGATTTCCGATAAAGGTAACACCGCTTGAATATTGAGTTGAACCAGTTTTACCAAGCTCAATCATACATTTTAATATAGGAACATCTTCAGCAGTGTTACCTTCAAAATAGTTTCCTACAAAAGTTCCTGCGTAAGTTGCACCAAGTTTTGCGAAAACCCCGCCAGATTCCCACAAATTTCCTTCACACCTAATTACGTTAACTGCTGGTGCGCCTTCACCATCGATATATAAACCGCCGTAGCAAGATTCGCCAAAGTTGCGATTAAAATTAATATTAAAGCCACGTTTAGAGTCAATAATTTTGCGGCAAAGGGCTAAATGATTGCCTTCAATAGTTACTGATTGTAAATAGCCAGTATTTTCTGAACGACGTGGAATAATTGCTTTCACTAACGCTGTATTTCTTAAGTAACGCCCGCCCTTCATATTAACGTTATAAAGACGATCTCCATTAATCACGACTGAAGGGCTTGTTCCATCCCCCTGAAAACGCAGACCTCTACCAAACTCTATAACTGCTGTATATAAATCACTATTAGATGTTTCATAACCAATTGATCTTTTAGATGTAAAAATTCCTGTATCCGAATACACCCAAATACGTGCGCCTGCCCCGCAAATTTCCATGAGCATATCGCCAACGATACTATTTGTTGGCAAGCCAACAGGTGTCATCATTTTGAAATTGCGATCAGCATTGCCAAACCAGACACGACCATATGAAACATCAATTGCTTTTTGAACTTGCGGTGAGCAATCTACTAATCCTTTATAATCTGCACCGAACCAGCACGGATCCGCATGAGCATTCCATTTTCTTTTCCATCTAACGCCATTTAATCCAACTAGAATTGTTCCGTCATCATCAGCTGTTGTTGTGTCAGTTAAGTCTGGGACAAATAGCCCACCGCCAAATTTATAATCATCACTTCGCTGGCAAACAAAAACACCTTTTTTGTGTTTACTAGCTTTGTATTTTAATGCTCTCAAATCTGAGAAAGTTGATACAGAATATTGGGCTTGGGTATTGATAGCCTTTTGGGTTTCATCCCCGTCAACTACATATTCTGCAGGCAAGCCAAGTACAGGCTTTCCTGTAATAGCACTGGCAATTCCATCAATATAAGCTTTTAAGCTTTCTTCTCGTATTCTTGCTAATTCATCATAATCTGTATCAGCTAAAATTCGTGCTTGAGATTCAAAATCAACTAAGTGTTTCCACTCTTGTAGAATGGCTGTAAGTTTATCTAATGCTCTTTCAATTGCATCGGGATAAAAATTATCATAGTTAGTTATGTCTAATAACTGATCTACTGGTGTTTTACCTGCAATATAGAAATATGTTTGTGCGTCAGGCGCATCAAGAAAATTTACATACCCACCTAGATTATCGGGGTTAATTGTGACGGTGTATTTAGTCTCATCAAGAAATTCAAACTCGTTTCCAACTTTAATACGTACAGCTACACCTGTCTCGTATTCTTGATCAAAAATCCTAAAAGTAAAATCAAACCGTGTATTAACCCCATTACCAACATAAAGTTGACTGAGCCGGTCGGTAACTTGAACTGTCATAAGCTCACCAATAAAAAAGGCCGTATTCTCTACAGCCAATTTTAGGTAAGCTTACAAATAATAGGATGGTTACAGGTCGCGCCGTGTCAACAGGTGATTATGTAAAATAGTTAGAAAGCTAAATCTAAAGCTTCCTCTTCAGTATCAGCAAAACCAACTACGATTTGCCCAAGGTTTTGGATACCTTCCCATAATAATTGATTGCTTGAGGCATCATATTTATATGTTTCAGCACCTAAGAGCATTTCTTTATCGCTTTTAATAACGATAAATTCTTTACCGCCTTGTCGAATATTGCCTTTACCTAAATAAAAGCCGTTTTCTAAATCTTTAATGACTAAATAATTCATGTTAAAAACTCCGTAATTCGATTAGATATTGAACTAACAAAATTACGGAGTCAACTATAATTTTTAGGCAAATTATTGTTAAATAACGATAAATAACAGTTGATCACGCTACATAATTATTTATCATCTTTAGGTGCATGTTTTCCTGTAATCGTTCCGCGGGTAGCATCGTAAATGCTGTCTGGTGCTTCTTTCTTTCCTTGAGCAATTGCAAGCCAATAACCAATAGGTTTACCAAGAACAGCAAACGGAATGCCTGTTGCAAGTGTTGCAGTGTTCAACATGTCTTTTGCTGCTTTACCTTGGTTTACTTCTTTATCTTCATCTAAAGCGCGTTTTGCATGTTGGATTAATGAAAGTCCGCTTTCACCCATGCTAAACACAGGTGAAGCTGTATAACGGTCATTTACAACGTTATCGTCTGTATTACTAATTGCAGCGTTCACCACATTACCTGCGTAAGGCACAAAAGCTGAAAGCATTTTTAGTTGTGAAAGCGCAAGTTTTGCAGATAAGTCATCCCACTTATCGCCGTCATCGTCACCGTCTTGTAAGCCGCCCGCAAATATCACGCTGAGCAATTCAGATAAAATGGAAGGAATAGAGATCATCATCAAAGCGATATAGGCCAAACGTGGTGAAGCCTGTAACCACGAACCATTGCTTGCTTCAAGCGCTAACTTAGCTTCTGAGCTCGTCGTGTTCCAAATCATATTGAACCAGTTGTAAAACATCAAGAACATACGTTTAGCGGGTGTGCCACGTTCAAGATTTGAAATACCTTCAGGTGACATATCTGTCATGTATTGGCGAATGACTGCATCAGCTGCATGCACCGCGTCATACTGTGTATATCCCTGCTCAGTGTAATGGTTGAATGCAGCTTGCCAAGAAATCATTTCCATTGGTCTTTGTATCGTTGTCTGCAATACATACGCATGCTTCATTGTGAAATCTTTCACTGTTTGAATTGCGCCCTTTTGAAAAACAATTTCGTCCACCGCATAACGGTATTCATCAGCTGCACGGTCGAAACGGGTTTTCATAAAGTCAGACATTTCCATAATGCTATTTGCCATGTCTTCACGGGTAGCAACTGAAGCAAAGTAATGCGCCTGTGCTTTCAGCAATCTTTTCGGCGGTACTGCAACCGCAACTTGTGTAAAGCCCGTGAATTGTTCAATGGCGTTTTTTAAGTTACCCGCCATGATAGCAATCCCCGTATTGCGACGAAGAGTACGGAAAATATTATCGAGCAAGCTAACACCTGAGCTTTCATCAACGGTCTGATTTGCAATCGCTTTAAGCCAAGGGTTAAAAACTTGTTTAACACCAAACGGCAAGACGCGCTCAATCTCATTACGGAAATCTTTATTCAGCAATAAACGACCGATTTGACGAATCTGTAATTCAAGATGGATGTAGCGTAATTCTTTATCCAAATGACTTGGCAAGCGTGACATATCTAATTCAAGTTGATCGTGGTATCGATCGGCACGTGACTTTGTAAAGTTTGCGCCAGTTGTTGCAATGTCTAAAGCCTGCAAGTTATTTTCTGCTAAGTTTTTATCTTGAATACGGTCTTGCTCATTTGAGCGGATACGGTCATAAGCAGCAGGCACATAACCACCTTCATACTCACCAAATGGCGTACTAATAGGCGTACGTGGTAATTCGTCAAAATAACGACCATTAATTTTTTTATGGGTAACTTGCGCTTGCTCTTTATATCTATCAAAAAGATTCCAAAGCTTTTGGATGTTATCCATATCTTTTTTGGTTATCACATTTTCGGTGATCATCCGGTTAAAGAATTGATCCCAAGCACTGAAATCAACAGAACCGTCTTCTAAACGTGCGCCCCATCCATAACCTAAAACTAAACGCTCTTTGTTGCTCATATTGCCCGTATGCAAAATCGCATGTAGTAAGGATTGCTTACCTACAAAAGTAAAATTATTTAATTCAGGTGCAGCGATTTTTGAATTATCCAGTTTGCCGAAACCTTCAAAAATATCGACCACGTCTTTAAGCATCTTGGCTTTCTCAATACGATATTTAGCCAAGGCATCTTGCATAGGATTAATTAGATATGTACGGAATTTGCCACTTGCGCCGCCGTCTAACCAAGTTACTACCTGGTCGACACGTTTTGCGGAAGCGCCTAATTCCATGAACTTAGCTTTAAGTTCTGCGGTCTTATCTCTACCTAATAAAGTTTGCTGAATCTTCTCAACGCTTTTCTTACCGCCTGTTTGCTGAATTAGTTCTTCACGGACCTGTTCACGCTCAAAGGCTTCATTGGTTGTATGCCAAATCTTATTTTCTTTAGATCGATGCCAAAGTGTTTCGACCGCAGCCATAACTGCATTGAACTGTTCAAGCGTTAATTCGCGATAGTTTTTGTTTTCAGGCAATGCGCCTATATTTTGTATTTCGGCATATGTGGTCGGGTCATATTTACGAATCAATTCTAGTTGATGCTCATAATTTGTTGATTCGCGGCCAAGATCATATTTGCCCAAAATGCCGCGGGCAGCGGTCACAAAATCAAAGTCACGGTTTTTAGATAACTTCTCGTTATTTCCAAAAACCTTTTTGACTAAATCAAGGTGTTTTTGAATCTGGTCTTTTGCATCGTAACTGTATTTGGTTGCATAGAACTGAACCAATTGATTGCGCTTATGGCGTGCAGCTTCGACCGTCTCCCCCTTTCTAAATGCTTCATTTGCCATGCGCCCTAAACGAGCATCATCTTGTGCACGTACATGCGGTCGAATATCTTTAATTTTTTGGCGTTGAACAATATCTTGAGCAACTGTCTTTGCTGCTTCATTCAAAGCAGACTTGCGGCCAAGCAAACCGTTTAGTGCAGCCATTTCAGCTGAAAGCATACGCGCACGAACATCATTGTGTAATGCGGCTTCGACTGCTTCTATAATGCTTTGTTGATCGAAAAATTCAGAATATTGAACAGCCATACGCGCATCGGTGAGCTCATCAATTTTTTGCTTAGGACTCGGTGAATTAAGCAAGTCACGAATCAATGCATCGCCGCTTTCATATCCGAACATCTCAGCAACTACGTCGGGGTTTTCTCCACCGCGCTGTGCAAAACCATAAGCGCCTTTAGAAATGCTTTGGTAAATACCGCTGTCTCGTCCGTACTTGGCTTCAATCCAATCTAGTGATAACTTGCCTTTAGTTGTGCGACCTTCTGCATAGCGTTGCAGCAAATCCATGTCTTGTGCATAGTCCAGTAACTCTGGATCAACTTTATTTGAATATTGGTTAATCCCGCGCAACTGTTCCGCAAATTTATCTTCAAGTTCACGGGTATCAAATTTTCCGTGTTCATCTAAAGTTAAATACCCTTCTTCACTGAGCTTCTCAGCCATCGATTCAATTGACAGGCCTTTTACTTTTGACTTTGAAGAACGTACGACAGGTTTATTTCCAACGCCCGATTTGGTTTTAGCAGCTTCATCAATGCCCCAAGTGCTTTCTACTTCATTGGCATCAAGCCCGCCGAATTTAGCAATCGCTTCAAATAGATTATCGCGTTCAGGTTCAACCTTTGTTGAATCACGCTTAGCAACTTGGTCAAGCGGTTGACGTAGAAATGCCATAGCCTGATATACAGGTTCTTGTGCAATTTCTTTTGCCATATCTTCGCGAACGGCAGCGCGCTTTTTATCAGCTTCTTTTTGCAATGTTTTCAGATACTTAGATTTCTGTTTTTGGTACCAAATCATATTGCGCAGGGATTTCTGCTCTAAAGTATTTATAGATAATTCTGTAGCAATTTCATGATCTTGGCGCATTTCGTCATAATCTTTTGGCGAAATACCAAGGCGCATTGCATCATCTTGATGAATTAGCATTTCAAGACTTGATGCGGCTTGTGCTTCAGCAATTGCACTTGATGATGCAAGCATACGGTCCATTACGCCTGTGATATCAGCGTTCAATTCTGCACGGTCATTGATGCCCATAAACTTTTCAATGTTCCGGTACACGGCAATCATGAATTGTCTGAATCGGTTGAAAACTTGCTTTAATGCCGCGCTCGGTGCTTTACCCGTAAAAACATACTGTTCAAAAGTTTCTGCAAATTTTTCGTGTACTTCTGTTTTTTCTGCATCGGTGAAAAAATCCCATTCGCCCAGATCAGTTGTTTCTGGTGAAGCCCACTTCATTACCGTTTCCATATCCGCGCGGACTTGTGCGGGCGCATCAGGACTTAGGGCGAGTTGCATATTCATTTCTAAGAAATGATGCCCAAGCTCATGCACAAAGGTTGAGAAATCAGCATTTTTGCTTAATACAATTGTTGAGCCATCTTGACCAATGCTGAAAGTAATAGAGCCGCGTGTACCACCATTTGCTTGCTTATAAATATTGGGGTTGCTAGGGTCAAAAGTCCCTTCATTGGCAACTGATGATTTAATTTGTTCAGGATGAAATGCAGCAATTTGTATAATATCGTCGCCCATTTTAAACAATGCACCGTCATATCCTTCCTTTAAAAGCGTTTTCTTTATTGCTGCTGCGGATTTTGCATTCAACGCCCCTTTATGCGCATCCATAAGATTTTGGCCATTAGGCATAATACCATCTTGAATTATTGCTGGATTTTTTAAAGACAGGTATACGGGTAGTGTATTTGGTTGTTTACCTGAGCCGTAGTGTGGGCTTTCAGCAAAATTTTCAGCTTGATTTTTATATGGAGTAAAATAAAAAGCTTTACCTACAACGCCTGCATCAGATTTCCCCGCTTTTTTTAAATAAAAAATACTAAATTCACTTTTAGTGCCATGGTATACAACCAAAGGGTTTCCTTCGCTATCCACCACTTTGCTGTCACCAAACCAATTTTTAAAAGCTTCAGTTTTAGTTTGATCTATAACGGATTGGTTAAAGGTCTTACCGTTCGTGTCTATCGCATCAGCAATACGAATCGGGTAACGGTCAAAAGCTTCTTTTGCAGAAATACCAAGTTTATCGCCTAACGTTGAATAGAAAGCTGAAGTTAATTCACCCGCTGCACGATTGTATTTAGCCGTAAATGTTCCGACTTTAGCCAATTGGTTTTGTACTTCTGTTGCGACCAACTCTTTTGCATCTTCAGCACTTTCAAAACGGGCTTGCTCAGCCATATATGTATCGGCTTCTTGCTGCATTTGTTCCGTTGTTTTTGCAAGGTTCTCTTGGGCTTCGCGATAAGTTGGCATGTCCGGGCTTGAACGAACGTTCTCAACAAAATCTGTTGGACGCTCGACAACTGACATTGCAGAAACAAATTCATTTACTGGTATCTGTACAGTGCCATTAAATGTTTCGGCTGTACCCAACTGATCTTGCAGACTTGGCGCACGTTCAAATAAATCGGTCGGCTCAATATTGCGGTCACGTAATAACTGGTTGAAAGTCTGACCATCTATATAAACTTCTTCAACCGCACCGTGTTCTTCAACTGCCTGTTTGATAAATGCTTGGCTTGCTGAGTCATCCCGTTGTGCTGTCTTGCTTTCTTTGTTGCGGTCAATAAGGTTGTTAAGTACAGCTGCAAACGTACTTGAACGAACAGCATCTTGCTGTTGATCTTGTCGCAATTGGTCTAATGCAAATTGAGCTGTACGTTGGTTTTTAACTTTTGATGCAGATGTAATTGCTACTTCAGGCGCTGCTGTTGCAACTTCTAACAAGCCTTCTAATGCCATTTCGACTGGATCGGCTTTTTCACCAACAGCATCAGCCGCACCTTTAACGGAATACATGCCCGCAGCGGACTGAATGACTGCTTGACCTCCGACCGTACGCAACGGACCTCCAAAAGTTACGGGCATTAATGCGCCGCCCAATGCTGAATATTTAGCCGAACCCCATGTTTTTGCAGCTGCATAATCAATCTGTTCTTGGCGGGTTAAAAGCTTCTCACGGGCTTCTGCCATGTTCTGCCCATATGACACCAGAGCATCGGCCGTGCCTGCACCTAATGCGCCTTGTGCCGCATTACCTGCGGTTGTTACTCCGCGTACTAACTTAGCCGCCTTTTCTAGGTTCATCACCATAGGGGCATATTTAGCTGTATTTCTGATAAGTGAATTTGTTAAAACACCGCCTGCCCCTGCGCCTGCATAATACCCAACTAATGCGGGGGGTGCTTGTTCAATTAAAAACTCACCCAACACACCTGCATCAGCATTGCTAACCAGTTCTTGTGCCGCGCCCAATACGCCTGCATCATTTGTCTGTGCCGCAAGTTGTGCTTGGTAAAGCGCTTGCGTCATTTCTTGTGATGGGGCAGCTTTATTTTTAACACGTGTCGCCAAGTTAAGAAGGCTATCGTTTCCTGTTGTCGCGCTAATTACTGCGCCTTCTGTCTGACCAATAGCCGCAACAGCACGAATAGCTGCATTTATATATCGATTGCCTTGTTCTTGTGGACTGGTAGGTTCAGCAGTCGCCGTGTGCTCCATCCAATAGACTTGGTTTTCATAGTATTTTTTAAACCGTTCGGCAGACATTACGCCTGCTGTTTTCTTGATGCGGTCGTAATTTTCTTTGAAAACTTGGTCAGATGTTTGGGGCACTAATGATGTACTTAACGTATCAAGTAAATTAGGGTTTACATTCGGCTTGACCTGCTTTTGAGGGTCTTCGTAAATGCCTAGTTCTTTCAGTCTCTTTTTTTGTTCTGGTGACGTACCTTTAGACAAAACATTTTGTATGTCTTGATATGAAACAGGTTCATACGGTTTATTCAAACTCGAACCCAATAAGGATACTTTGTCGCTAATGTCTTTTAGATTTTCAAAGTCATCAAGTGAAACAGCGGCTTGATTTGGGTTAAGTGCGTATTTACCCAATACAGGGTCACTTGCAACCACTTCATTGACGCGCTTTTGAGTGTTTACCTCATCCGCAACAGAAACGATCTGTTCAGGCGTTTCTGTCATCTTGTTATAGTCTAAGCCCAACGAACGTGCAGCCTTACGCGCACGGGCTTCTGTATCCGCAATTTGCGTTGGGTTCTTGCCTTGGTTTAATTCGAATAATTGACCAATTGTCAGATTTGTATTTTGATCAGACATAATAAAAGCACTTAAGACTACGGTTATTTGTAATCTTAAATGCTGTTATTGGTTAGACTGCCTTTTGCTGTTGACAGCTTATTAACCTACCAACATTGTCGCTTGCTGATATAGCTTACTCAAAATACGTTTTGCTGTATCTCGATGGATACCGAACTCTTTACACATCCTATTAATATCATCGGGATGATAAGTTGTTTTGAGCATAGAGATAGCGATTGCAACCTTATCCCTCATCATGTTTTTGTTCTGAGACGGGGTCATGTTTGCAATTTCATCATCTGAAACTGTGCGTTCAAATTGCTGACTATTCTCGCTCAATTCACAAATTAATGGCAATGCCAACTCGTTGGCGCTGAGCTCACCATCCACAATTTTTGTTCGATAACGCAACTCTTCTAATGCACGAATTACTGTGCCTAGATCACGACGCAAATCAGAAACATGCGCAGCGTTTACAAAAGATACGTCCTTCGCATCTCGTAAAGTGGTAACGCCGTCTCTTTTAACTACGGTATAACGATTTGTATCAGGTGAAATAGGCTCAGGGATATGTAGCATCCCCATAGAATTATTTCGAGCCCTTTCTAATTGCTTAACAATCATTTCATCGTATGCACGAATAACTTGAAGATGGAATGAAGGGCTAATCCACATTGCATATGCATAGACCAGTTCTTTTACCGCATAGGTGCCGTTGCGGATACCGTCATTGATTACTTTTAGGGGGATGCTCAAAATTGAGCACCCCTGTTGCGAATTTGCAGAAGACTTAATTTCTTCGATTAAATCCTTTGTTTGTTGATTACGAAGAAAGTTAGCTGTTTTGTGTTTATCCGCATTACCGCTTGCTTTGTGCAAATCGTTAAGGCAAAAACGCCCTTCGTTATCTTGGCGAATTACAATTGAACCTAAAGTAATTGGGTTTTCATATTTTAAAATGGCTGACCACATTTTAATTTACTCCTTGTATGAGAATTTACCCGCTTTTCAGACGGGCGGTCAGGAGCTGAAAACCACTACAAGTATGGCGGACTTATTCCCTTTTCAGGTATTTTATTCGTCGCACTCCCGACCATAGAGTAAACATGTGCGTGATCAAACACGTACAGAAGTATACATGATCGGAGTTGTCTTTTTAAGGACAAAACAAAAGCCACGATGACGCTGTGACAATAACGCTTGTAGTAAAGGTGTTTTCAGCACCTGATAAAAATGTAGCGTATTTTTCATGAACATGCAAATTTTTACGTATTCGCAAAATATTGCATGTTCAAGTAAAAAACCGCCTATTCCTTCTTTTTTGAAGGTAGAAGTAAAATTATCACTGTAGCAATCAGAAGTATCGCCATTAAAAATAAAGCAACGTATCCGTATAAAGCATAAATGTAACCTTTATTCGCTGCGTACCAGATAGCGACTAAAAGGGGAAAACCCAACAATCCCGATAGAAATAACTTCTCTAATTTTTTCATTTTATTGCTTCTTCAATACGATCTTCAAAAAGCTGCGTAGTTTTTTCAAACAAAGCGTCCTCGTCCTTAATACTTAGTTCGCTGTTTTTAGAATATTCAGCAAGTTTATACGTCTTTAAAGCTGCATCCTTAATTTCATTTTTACATTCAAGTTTGATCTTCGCTTTTAATTTTTCTTCATTAAAAATCAATTGCTTTTGAATAGCCGCTTCCCTCTTAAAACAGGAATCGACAGAGGATAAACTCTCTAGTAAAATCCGTCGAGGATCGTCTTTCACAGCAGGCATTAGTCTGGTACAAACGATTTGATAAAAATCATCCCCAACGGTTTCAGGAATAATGCTTATGCTTTTTGGGGATATAGATTCAAAAGTACTTATAATCTTCTGATTTCTATTATAAGAGGTACTCGCTAGCACCTTTAGAGTCCTGTCTTTACAAGAAATTTCAAAATAAGAGCGTTTCTGGGTAACTGTGCTATTTGTAGGTTTTTTAACTGCAATTTGTGACTTGACCCATAATTTCCCTATATCTCTTTTAAAGTCTAGGTCTACCGAATCATCATCTAAAAAATATGTTTCGGCGTCGTTTTTGAATACTTTAATCCACTCGGCATGAGATGCTTGTATCAATAAAAGGCTAAATACAAAAAATATTAAAATTCTCATCCTTTTAAAACCCCCGTCGCATCATTGAATAATAGGCATTAAGATACTCTGCCAAAGTTACTTTTGACAAATCGCGACCTTGTTTTTTAAATAAGTCATCAATTTTTTTCTGAGTATTAGGGGCGATATCGTCTTTGCTTTTCACAGAGTATATGCGATTTAGTGTGCTTTCAGAATCACCTACTGAAACGCCAAACAAAGAACGTGACGTTGTGATTTTGGTATTTAGTCCAATTGTTTTAAGAACGGCTCGACTAAACTCATCCTTGGTAAGTTTGCTTCCTTTTCTGGCTTCAGCTTCACGCAACGTTTGAGTCACATCAGCCTGAACAGCGGCATAATGATCAATCTGATTCTTATTGGTTTTATTAGTTATGCCAAGCATAGGCAAATAAGGATTTAAATAATCTGAAACGGTTTTCGGGCTAACTTCTAGGGAGTCCTCTTTTGTCGCATTTTTTGGAGGGGCATTAACATCGATAAACATTTTTGTGACTGCGCGATAGTCTGAAGGCGATAATTTATCAGCATATTCATGCAATACTGATTGGGGCTTACCTTTAAACAACTCATCCTTGTTTAACATGATCATGCTGTAGATCGTTGGGTCTGTTTTAATATCTTTTTTAAATTTAGAGTTACTAACAGCTTCAAGGCTCTTAATTTGGTTAGGTTCTAAAGAATTAATATCTACAGCAGGTATTTGTTCGTATGTAAATTGACCTGAATTAATACCCTTAAAATAGTAATCGTAGACTTGATTTTGTTTTTCACCTTTAACCTTATCTTGCCCGTTAAAGTACCTATCTGTATAAGTTAAAACTTTTTGTTTAACATTAACAGATACATTACTGTTTTGAATCTCTTCATAAGCTTGCTCACGAGTTTTTGCAGGTTTTTTAGCATAATCTCCAAAACCGTTTACCATCCAATTATCAAGTCGCTGAAGGTATTTTTGTGTTTCTGGTTTAGGGGGTTGTTGTCCTTTTAAAACTGCTCTTGCTGCTTTGTCCCCTCCATTATAGTGGGCTGCGATCACCATTGGGTCTTTTGTTTTATATTGCTTACTGATATCAGAAACATAGTCATAGCTCGCATCAATCACATCTGCAGGATTGTTAAGATCCCTTTCTTTACCTGTAAGTCGATCCCACTTGTACCCATTTTTTTGCCCTGGTGTACCCTCCCAAGTTGAAGGTATAAATTGCATTACTGAACGTGCACCCGCCTTAGAAATCTCCCAGTTATTTGATTTCTCACCAGCGAGTCGAAGCCCTAGCACTAGGGTAGTAAAATTTTCTAACCCCCGTTCCCTACCGGCGTGGACGGTGTATACATCTAACCGCTGATCATTATATTTAATGTTTTTCATTTGTTCAGGAGTAAGTGCTTTTAATTCTTTAGCAATAGCAGCTGAAGCTTGAGGCGGTGCGTTTAAGGCAGGGTTACTATACTCCTGTGTTCCAGTAGTTACTTGATTAACAAGCTGTTCTACCTGTTGTTCTTCTAATTTCTGATGAATACGCTGATCTACCTTAAAGCTATCTGCTAATGAAATCTCGTCTTTATATTTATTTTTATAGGCAAGTGCTGCTTTTAAATCACCATTTTCGACAAAGGCGCTAATGTTTGTGATGTGGGCCACTGAGACATTTTTAAGATAAATGTTTTCTGCTTCAGTCCCTGCCTTTCCTTCAAGGTTCATTAATTTACCTAAAGACGCTTTGAGATTAGCACGGCTTTCATCAATCTTAGTGAAGTCACCAGGGTTCTCGTTTATTTCACGGATAAAACGTTCTGCAGAAGATGAATATACGCTTTGTTGATAAACGTCATTTTCACGTACAAAGTAATTTTGTAATGATCCTTTGAACTGAACTGCATCACGTTCAGACATTTCTTTAAACAAGGCACGTTGACGGCTATTACCTAAAGTATTTGCAATTTGCCCAATACCGTCTTGATAGGCTTTTGTATAGTAATCTACAAACCCTCCACCGTTGCCATCATCAAAACTTACTACATCTACCCCTTTTTTGTTGCCGTACCCATCGACATCATTATTTTGCAAATGAAGTTTTAATTCAGCGAGTTTATTTTGGGCATCAATAACACGTACGCGGTCCGCTTCATCTTGGTATGCTTGGTACGCATTCAAACCTGAATTAAGTGCGCCGATTAAGCTATCAGTTTTATTACCAACTAGGCTTGCCGCTTCGCCTGCTGACATGCCCCCGTTGACTTGTACATTTGGAACGCTATTGTCAGAAACTTGTCGATTAAATTGTGGAATACGCATTAACTAGCTCCAAACCAATTCCAATTATAATTTTGCCATGACGCGCCTTGCGAATTACTGCCACCTATACCATAAAGGCTTGAAGCAAAGTCAGAACCGCCACTAGATGCCGAACCGCTTTCAATCCCGCCCCCTAAACCGCCTTTACCCATACTTGAACCAAATGCGGCAGCAGCTTCCCCACTAAGGTTTAGTATCGTGCTTAATACAGGTCTAATGGACTTCGCAGCAACACGATAATTTTCGGCTTGATTGCGGTAATTTGTGGCTTGAACCTTGTGCCCCCAAGACTGAAGCGCAGCATTGTATTTAATTGAATCAATATCACCTTGAGCAAGCATCTCTGTTGAAGCAAGTAAATCAATGGCTGAACCTTGTGTTACATCAATACCATTCTCCGCAAGGGCGTTAATTTGGCTTGATTTAAAGGCCGAAATGTTACGCTGATAATCGGTTACAGCATTGGTACCGTCTTCAATAGCTTGCCGAGCCTGATTATCTGAAAGGGTTGCATTGTAAAGGGCGAGCTTTTCTTGGTCCTTAAACGCCTGTTTTTGCGCCTTCATTTTTGCGTAATTGGAAAGCGCTTCTACACCTTTAACCGCTGCATATGCATATGGATTTGTCATAACGCCCCCATCACGAACGGATGGAACATTTTATTGTTCGCGCCGTATGGTTCCGCTTTTTTTAAATCAAAGCCTAGTCTTTTTAAGAAACGTATAGCATTCTCGTTTTTTTCATACACATGATTTACAAGAACGGCATACTCCGACCGCATTTCCTTTAAAATACTTTGGCATTGTTTGTAAAATTCAAACGGATATTGTTTTATGAAATTTGTGCCAAGTAACCATGGGCAACCAACGTTACCTATTAAACTTGACATTCCAACACCACAAATAAAAAGCAATTTACCGTTAACTACTACAGTCCAAGCATCGCTTGAATGCTTGATAGACATTTTGATCATCCAATGAAAGTTGTCATTGAAGTACGCTTTCATTTCATCTTTATCGGCATCGCGCAGGTTTTCAACAAGAATACGAATATCGCGCTCAGTTGGCTTACGAATTTCAATATTGTTTTTTCTCATTTGTATTCAACCTCTAATGCCAATAACTTCATAGGTAAAGGTTTATCATGTTTCACAGTAATTTGAATGTCTCTTTCGTAAGTGCTGTCAACTGGTATTTCTACAAAGCCCGATATTAAATTTAGTGGTGCTCCATATGGTTCAAGGTTACGGGGTTTGTATTCATCAATATCTGTAGGATTTGCAATCTCTTGATTCGCACCGACAAGAATATTTTGTGTTTCACGAACTCTTAAAAACACTTTATTCACGAC